CAGAAACATTCGGTTCGTAGCTAACCGGAAAGACCGCGTTGGGAGTGAGGATACCGAAGAGATTATCCCGTACCGTGCGAGTGAATTCTCTAAGGTCCGCGGCGTAAGGCTTATTAGGATCGTAGTCAAGTGTTAGGGAAATGTCAACATCGTCTACTTCCATCGAGTATACGGTACCCGTGAACTCTGTTGGAAGAGAGAAACGCAGGAGATTTTGAAGCGCTCCGCGTTGGCCACTGGTAAGTGGAGTGCCGTCTGGATTAAGAAGGAAGAAAGCGACGGAAGGCGTACCACTTACGAAGTCTTCCGTGTAGCGGAAAGCGTCTTTTTCGGAGCGACGAGGGAGCACATTGACGGAAGCTCCGGCTCCAAGAGCGTCCGAGAAGAAGTCGACCCAATCCTCTGCAGATACGGGGTTACGGCGACGGATGAGCGTGAAGAATCTTTCTTTGACTTCCGAAAGAAGCTCTACGTTCTGTCCACCTACGGCCGCTTCCTCGTTCGTAACACCTAAAACTCCGGTGAGTGAGGTAACGGGTCTGATGATCGAGTTCTTTGGTACGTTTCCTCTTACTCCTTTAAGGAGCGCCACGGCTTGGACTTTACCCGTTGTCTCGTTCGGCGGAATGCGTAAAAGCTCCGTTGTGACAAAAGAGATGGATTCACCCCCTGTCAGGTTGGGATCTGTGGCAACTTCAAATCCTGCAAAGATTACGAAATCTTGACTACGAGGAGCGATCTCGAATGTGAGATCTACGACACTTCCAGCGCCCGTACGTCGCTGTGCACCGAGAAACGGACCGATCCACTCGACGAGAACGGATTCTGGGAAGGAGTTAGCGAATGAGAGGAGCTCGGCTTGAGCGAAAGCCTGACCCTCCAACAGGGCCATGATCGGGGATCCGCTCGAGAAGTCGTTGATAGTCGCCCCGGACGCTTCGTACACGCGCTGGGCCGCGGCCGCGACTAGCTCGGACTCGTTCCTCGGGTCGAGCTCGATTGGAGGAAGAGGAGCGTAGTTCGGCATTAGAAGAAGCCTTCGTCGATGACTGGGAAGTTATTGATTCTTTCGTTGAGGATCTCTTTTGTGATCGTATCTTGTTGATCCAATTGAGCGTACTTCACAAGGAAGCTTTGGCTCGATCCCCCTTGGTTGTACTTAGCGTTAGTGCTCCAGAAGAGAGGAGCGCTCGCTGGGTTAGTGTTGACTTGGTCCCCGAACTGCACGAGGCCCATGAAGCTCTTGCGTCCGGTGATCGGCGTAGACCCGTAGCTTTGGTCGGTCTCGAGAGTCATGAAGACTCTGTCTAAGCCTGTGTCTCCACCGCGCTGGACGTCGTTAGCATTGATCGGGGCAAAGTGCCAATCCGTGTCAGCACCGTCAAATTTGAGCTCCCGGGCCCCGTTCAGCCACTGTGACGTGACAATAACACCCGGACCAAACAGGGTCTTGGCCATGTATCCTTTCTGTAGGACTTCTTGAGAGATTTTACCCTCACACTAAAAAGCCTCTCTTACGAGAGGCGTCGTCGGTCATGGAAAGAAGATCACTTCTTGTGGTACCAACCGCCGCTTGAAAGAATCTGAGTCCACTGCTTCCGAGCCTCTTCTTTGGTAAAGTGACCTACGAATCGGTAGGAGTAACCAGAGAAGCTCCTGACGTAGTCTCCGCGTGTGATACCGACTCCGTACTCACTAACCTGAAAGAGGTAGCGGTTGAAGAAGCCGTTCTCCAGAACGTGGGTTTCAATCTGAGTGGTTTGAGCCATGGTGGTTTGGTGGTATGAGACAATTATACTAGGCCTCGGGCACCGTGTAAATGGCTCTTACTGAAAAGCCCCCGCCGAAGCGAGGGCCAAGAGATATGACTTAAGCAGATCAGCCGTATGTCCAGTCGTTGACTGTGAACACCAGTTCGATGGTGCCCACGTCTCCGGACTCCCGGTCCATCTCAGCCACGGTCAGCTGTTGAAGCTGGCAGCCGCTGAGGACGTAAGGGGTGCTGTTGCTGTCATCGCCATTACACGTCGTAGGCTGGACCGTGATGGTGATGAACTCGCAGTTGTAATCTGCCCAAACTTGCTCGATCGCGTGAGCGAGAGCGGGATCGTAAGGTGCGGTGAGAGTGACGTCGTCCACAGAGCGGGGACCGACAACCTTATAGATGCGGTTTCCTGTTCCGTTAGCGTACTGTCCACTTTCCGCCGTATCTACGATCCCAGAGAACTGAGTCCAAATCGTCTCCAATCCGGAGATGGTGACGATGAACGCTGACTTTGGGATTGGTGTGATAACTGGCATCGGAGATTCTCCTTATGAGTATGAACGTAAAGGAGAGATCAGGCGAACACGTCGTCGATGTAGAAGCCAGAGCCGAAGGCGCCAGTAGAGCCAAGGCCGGTGATGTTCACGGCACGCTCGACGGTGATCTCAGCGCGGACCACGCGACGCTCACGGATGTAGTACTCAGGACGAACGGCGGGAGTGCCGGTCAGCTGGTAGGTGTAAGCGAAGGCGGGAGTCGCAGCGTTAGCACCACCGGCGGGCATCACGGAGTCGTTAGCGGCCAGGGGGCTATAGAACAGCAGGACTGCGTTCTCGGGGAACACCGGAGTCAGAGTGCCATCATCTGCGAGACGACGACCTTCAGCCACGCGAATGCCACGCTCGAGACCGAAGTAGCGTGCGAGCACGTCCACGTCGATCGAGTCGGCGGTGGTGAACTGAATGCGGTCCAGGATCGCGGCGTTGGTCAGCAGGCTGTCGAACACAGCGGTGCCGATCACGGCGCTGTTGGGGCGGATACCGATCTGGTTGGACACGGCGCGCTTCCAGTTGAGCACGTCGGCGATCGGGTTGTTACCAGCTGCGCCCCAGTTAGCACCACCGGAGGAGATGCCGATCGTGGTGGCGTTAGCGTCGTAGGTGGTCCAGTCGGCGTAACCGAGAGCCAGGGTACCACCGGCGACGATGTTACCGGCTTCGTAGTTACCCGTGGTGCTCACCGCGTTGGACACGGTCACCTCGTAGCTATTCATGAGGCGGCTCATGGCGTTGCGCGTCTCGATGGCGCGCAGGTCGACCTGAGCAGGGCCCTCACCGGCGTTCTCGATCACTTCCTCGGGAAGTTCCCAAGCGATCACTTCTTGCTCAAGAGCGTAAGCGTCGGTGTCGAAGCGGCTCTGAACGGCAGGAATGTTGGTGCCGTAGGCGCGACGGTAGTCGGAGATAGCGAAGGCTTCCTTGCCGAAACGCAGGATTTTACCGGCGCGGGTGGGAGTGTCCACCACAGGGGCAATGAAGTTTGCGATGCTGGTCTCGGGCAGCATAAAGCCCTGAGCCAGAGTTGTAAGAATGGGATCGACACCACCGTAGGTGTCACGAAGATTCATCATTGACTTTAAGTCTCCTTCTGCAGAAGTTTGAGACGGACCTTGGGCTTATACGGAAGACCGAGGCCAAGATCCGACCTATCAGCTTAGCTCAGCTGAAGCTGACGAGCACGTAATCCTCGCCACCTTGGGTGAGAACTTCGCGGATGATCGGGGTCGTGCCGTTGACGGTCACAGCGGCGCCGGCAGCGTTAGTCACTGCCTGACCGTTGGCGTTCACCTCGAGAGCGGTACCGATGTCACCGGCCACGGGCACGTTAGCGCCGGACTCAGCAGAGATCAGCAGCAGACCGGAGGTAGCCACGGTCAGCATACGCACTTCGTCGGTTGCGAAGCCGGTAGCGGGCACGTTGTCGTTCAGAGTGAACTGAGCCACGCCTACGGACTCGCCGCCGTTGGACTGTTGCACGAGAAGAGGAACGGTGCCGGGAGCAGCGGTCAGCTCGACCACGCGGAACTCGTTCACAGCGGTGCCTTGAGCGACCTGGAAGGTCTCAGCAAACCGGATGTACTGCTTTCCGTAAACTGGGGCAGCCATAGTTTTCTCCTAAATGTACGATTTCAAACCGTTCTCCTAGGAACGGGTTTTCACAGTGTTGTTTTACCCACCCCTAACATGGGACGGGTTTCAATAGCTACCTGTACTTAATCACGCACCGGCAGCGGTCGTGGCACTTACACCCCACTCCTGGCATAGGGAGAGATCCGATCGGCACCCAGCCCAGAGAGTCGTAGTATTTGCAGTCCTCACACACTCTCCTATCGTGCCGCGAGATGCGCCTCATCTCTTTGGCCCCTTCGGTCCTCTTCTTAGAGGATTCTCCTGTGACGAACCATCTCCAAAGAGGAGTGACTAGGAA